CATTTTTAATAACAATACATTTTTCAGTTGGCACATCAAAAAAGTACCTAAATTTTTCATAGTTCCAATGACTATTAAATACATACCAATCATATTCATGGTGTCGTGACTTGTTAGAAAAAAAAGAATGTAAATTAGGTTGATCCCAAGAATTTTTTTGCCAAAGAATATTTACTTTGTTTGGGTCTAATGGAACTTTACCAGGGATTGATGTACAGATTTGAACTTGATCTAATATATCTTTTGAAACATGCTTATGAAGCATTTCCATTTGTAGCTCAGTGGCTCCTCTTGGTTTCATTATTTTTTTGTGGCTGCTCCCATAGTAACTTTAGTAACTTTAATTTCAAGGTCTTGTCTAAAGTCATCCACAGTAGTGTCAGTACTGGGGTCAGCAACATCATTATCAAAATCAACTTTACTAGCATATACTTTACCAGTCCTTTTGTGTTTAATAATTTCTTTTGCTTCTGCTGGTATTTTAATTATATCACTCATTTTTGTCTACGTCCTTGTCTATTATATTTTTTATTATTTTGCAACTTCTTTTTTTTATTAGGATTTTTACAGTGTCTTCTAGGTCTTTTTCTAGGTTTATCTCTTTCAACAAAGTCTTTAAATTTTCTAGCCATTTTCCTGTGATCTATCTATCAAAGCATAGCTAACAGCTCCTGTAATTTGATTAGCAGTATCTGCTTGCACTTTTAAAACATCACTAGCTTCTAGATTTAAACTTGAACTAACCATGTTTGTAAAACTTTTATTTAGTTGAGCATGACTAATCTCTACATCTGACCCTCCAGATTTTTGTAAAAAAACATCAACATCCACATTTGATGCAGCTTGATGACTAGTTTGAAGAGCTTTTACAATAATAGTTGCATCTGATGGACACGTTAAAATAGTAGTCACATTAGTTGTAGTTAAATCGAATGTTTCGCTTTTGTATCTTATTGTCATTGCATAAAGTAATTAAACGAATCTTGTTCGTTTTTCAAGTCTTGTTGATAAGAAGTATTTAACTGATTTTCAACAGTAGCTAAAGCTTGGTTAATTTGTCTAAAGCCTTCTGTAGTATATTCTTGTGGTGGTTCAGGTACATATACGTTTATCTTAGCCATTATCTTCTCCCGTCTGGATTAACATCTGCTCTAAATGTACCAAATCTCCAAGTTTCATCTACTGCAGTATTTTGTATTTTAATATTTGCAAGTCTTCCTCTAGCTCTAGTATCTATTTTTTCTGTATTAGCATTAATAGTAAAAGGACCTAGTTGAGAAGAAGTCCCAGAGTCAACAGGAAAATTTTTTAAAAAAATTGTAACTACTGCATTACCTTGTAAATTTTTAAAATCTGGTAAAAACCTACTTACCCTTAACATAATTTGACCGTCACCATCTGTAGGCAGGTCAAAGTCTCCAGATTGAATGTAAGCAGGTATAGCTGTTTCTGTTCCATCCAAAGCTATTTCATTATTACCAACTTCATGAGCATAGTAAGTAGTTGAACCAAAAGTATTTGTTGCTCCACTTATATTTGAAATTGTTGGTATAGCAGTTGAGTTGTATTCTGTTGCATAAGGTACGTCATATGTACTCGCATCTGCATAAGAACTTCTAGCAAGTGTCATAGTAGACCAAGTATTTTCTACATAATTATAAACTACAGCTCTGTTGTTTTGAACAGCTGGATTACCCGAGGGTGTGCCTGCTGGATAGAACCAAACTATCTCATTAAATAAAGAGTTATGTGAACCGTATATAATTTCATTAGATGAATAATTTATTCCTTCATTTGATCCGGTAGTCGTGAATACAAAGTCTTCTACAAGTGATGGAAGTAATTTAACGGTACCATCAAATACAAAGAATCCTCCACCTGCTCCCATCCAAAATACTTTACCATCTGCATATACAGTTGCGTGTTGACCAATACATCCACAGTTAGAACCTACTTGTCTTATAGAAAATGTAAATGGTGGTCCTACAAACTGCATAGTGTATGCTGCTTGATCTGTTAGAATTAAATTATAGTCTTTACCAGATACTGCTGCTACGATTTTATTACCTGTATCTAATCTAAATGTACCTGCAGTATTAACTGAAGTTGGTTGATAAACATTATAATTTTCTTGATCACTAAATCTAATAAACATAGGGTCTTGAGTTGTTGTATCACCTATAGTTGTTTCAGTTCCAAAGTGAACAACGTGTCTATCTCTATCAGAGGTAATTGTTAATCTTGTTGCTGTCGGAGCACCTGTCATTATCGTTGCTCTTTGTTCTAATGGATTTGATACACCAGGATTCCACACAAATGTTTTACCATCTTTAATAGTTGCTATTAATTGTTCTCCAAAGTTATCAAGTGACCATGATCCAGGATCTAGAATCAAAGAAGAAGTGGTTGTTCCAGAACCCCAAGTTAATCTACTCCAAGTTCCTGTACCCCAACCATAACCATATGTTTGAATAGTGGGACCAATTTCTTCATAAGGATTAATACTTGCAGATCCAGCTGCAGTCATTCCTGTACCAGACTCATTTGATTTCATTTGAATAGTAAAACTATTTGCATCTGGTGTACTTAAAATTTCAAAAGTATAGCTTTCAAAATCAGCTACTGTAAAACCTGTTGCACCTCCACCAGGTAAAGTGACTGAGGTAAATGTTATATATTCACCTATATCTAATGCATGACTTGATTTATTTACAGTCACAGTGTTTGATCCATTTGTCGATGTAAAAGTTGCACTTGTTAAAGCAGTTGCTAAAGGTGTTATGTCATAAAACTTATCTTCATAATAAATATACAAAGCTTTAGAAGTACCTAGTGCAGCGTATCTTCTTCCATCTAAATCTGTCCAAGTGTGTTGTGCACGGGTTGGTCCTGAAATTGTTTCTTGACCAATGGCTGTATAACCACCTATCTTTTCTGGTTGACCATATCTAAATCTTACAAAATCCCCGTCAATCCACTGTCCTTCTGCTCCTGATGGGGTATCTGCTTTATTAATTCCTGGGGCTATTCTTACATTTGTTAAAGGCATGCAACCATTTTACATCATTTTAAAGCTTCATCCAAGTCGCAGGAGAAGGTATATTATGTTCAGATTTAACACCTTCTTTCATAGTTAACATTATATCTCCTGAAATAGATAGTCTTGGTATGTCTTTTGTATTCTTTCCTGTTTCATGAAACATCATAGATGGAAATATAATTACATTACCTGTCTCTGCAGGGTATTCAGCTTTACCATAATTGTTTTGATCCCACTCTGTAAAATAAGGATCTCTCTTAGGTATTGTTAGACCAACCTTATGTGCATCATCATCTAATAAAAACAAGTTACCTTGTTCGTGAGCTTGTGGGTAATATACAAAACTAAAATGACTACTCATATGTCTGTGATAAGCAATATGTTGTTCTTTAGTAGATAGGGTAGCCCAAGACTTTGTAATATATATTTCAAACAAATCTAAGTTATATTTTTGTGCAGATAAACAACCTTGTATTACTTTAGATAACTCAGTGTATAGTTCTTTAAATCTTTTATCTTTATGTAAGTTATCATCAATAGATTGTAGTTCTTTTGGTTTTACATCTGTCGTTGTTGAAAATTGAGAATTGGTTGGGGTAATATCTCTTAGTATTATAGGTACAATTTTTTTATTTATATCTTCAAATTTTTCTAACTTAGTTATGTATATAGGATAACCAAACCATTTAGATATATTTGCCATAAGGCACTATACTATTGTACTCGTAAAAATCTATACTTAACTTCTCCAGCACCACCATTAGCACCAAATGTTGATGCAGGACTACCTGATACTTGAGCTGCACCACCTCCACCACCAGATCCACGAGTTCCTACAGAACCTGCTGTACCTGAACCAGAAGAAGATCCTCCAGATCCCCCAGAAACATTTCCTGCAAAAGAATCTGCGCCATCTGAACCACCTATTCTACAGTTATCTCCACCACAGTTTCCATTATTATCACCTGTTGCACCATTACCAGACTGATTGAAAGAATTTACAGGCCCCGATGTATTTGAAGTAACTGCTTTTGATACTCCATCACTATCTCTAAAATTTCCTGATGTAATAGGAGATGCATTCACCGTAGCTGATCCCGCAGTTCCTGGTGTATTACTTCTTAAAGGACCTTGAACACCACCTCCAGTATAAGATGCTGCACCACCTCCAGTTAATGTAAATATTGATCCTGTTGTTGAACCAGATAATGTAGTGTTTCCCCCACTTGTACCACCTCCTCCGCCTGTGAAAGAACTTCCACTGTTAGCAGCTCCACCACCTGAACCTATTGAATACGATATCGTTTCGCCTTCTGTTACAGAATAAATTTGATCAGATACATAAGCACCAGATCCACCACCTGCTCCAGCGGATTCACCTCCTGCTTTATCATAATCAGCCCCTCTTGCTCCACCACCACCTGCTCCAGCTCCCGCTTGAACATGAAGTGCATTAGCACCTTGTGGTACTGTAAAAGTTCCTGAACCAGAACTTAATGTTGAATATGAAGTTGCTTCAAAAGCTGCAAACACTAATTCCCAAGTACCAGATACTTTTGCATAGATTTCATCTGCTTCTTGCCAAACGCCTGATACTTTTCCGTATGCGTTGTCTATCTCTTGAAATGTTCCTGATACTTTGCCATAGGTATTAGCCATTTAAACTCCTATGAATATTTAAACCAAATGTCTCCATCACTACCTCCAGAAGGAGAAGATGTACTAATTGTAAATTTTCTTTGTA